ACTTCAAAGCCCAAACTTGAACTTACCAAGCGCGGGGCAAATAGTAAGCAACCTAGCTAGAGAATTTGGGCAGCCGCTTTTACCATGGCAAGAGTATGTAATAAACGACGCTTTACAAATGACGCCCGACGGCAAATGGGCAAGGTCAAATGTAGGAATTTTAGTAGCCCGCCAAAATGGAAAAACGGCGTTAGTTAGGCAATTATTTTTAGCGCACTTATATGTGTTTGGTAGTAAGCAAATTATTGCTATGGCGCAAACTAGGCAACTAGCTTTAGACACTTTCAAGCAAACCGTAGATATGGCAGAAAGCCTAGAGTGGACGCGGAAAAGAATTAAGCGGGTTAGCCGCACAAATGGGCAAGAAGAGTTAGAAGTCTATTGTCACCATTACCCGAAGAGCTGCACGGAGAAATGTCAGAGAATTAGAAAGTACAGCATTAGGGCGGCTACTTCGGAAGGCTCACGCGGTAGCACGGCTAATTTACTTTATGTTGATGAGCTGCGAGAGATTAGCGAAGAAGCATGGCAAGCCGCCGTACCGCTTACCCGAACTACGGGCGGGCAGACTTGGATAACTTCAAATGCTGGTAGCGAAGCAAGTACGGTTTTGAACAGCCTACGAACCCGCGCCCTTATGAACCAGTCGCCGCGTATGGGCTGGTATGAGTGGAGCGCCGCCGAAGGCTCGCAAGTGAACCCGCCCGACATTAGGGCAATACAACAAGCGAACCCAGCGCTAGGGCACTTAATAGATTTAGAAAGCATTTTAGATAGCGCCAAATTTGATACTAAGGAAGCCTTTCAAACCGAGAGTTTATGTATGTGGATTAGCAGTATGTCAAGCCCATGGAATACGGAAAAATGGAACGCAGGAGAAAGACAAATAACTATGCTCGACGGGCTTCCTACTTACATGGGGTTAGACCTAAGTTTTAACCGTGAAAAAGCATATTTAGTTAGTGTCCAAGAACAGCCCGATAAGAACCTAGCCGTGTTCGTACATGAGTGGCACAAAGACGGCGGAATAAATGACGTGTTATTAGCTGGGGAAATTGCCGAACTTGCCCGCCGCTTTAACCCGCGGGTAGTGGCTTACGACCCAAACACAGCGGGCTTTATTGCTCCACACTTAGCCCGCGCCCAAGTGCAGACTATCCCTACGCCTTGGAGTGGGGCTAACTTTGCAATATCTTGCGACCAGACTTTAAACGCTATGAATAACGGGCGCTTAATACACGCGGGGCAAGAAGTTATGTATGAACACTTAGTAGCCTGCGCCCGTAGACCAGCGGGGGACGGCGGCTGGAGAATTGCCCGACGCGCTGCGACTAATCCAATTAGCGCGGCAGTTGCTTTAGTTATGGCAGTCGGACACGCTACGACGCCACAGCCCGAAGCTGTGATAATGTCGGTCTAGCCTGTTTACAGGTTCTCCGAGGTTCGCGGCTAGTGCTACGAGGGGTCAAGAACTTGTGAACACTAGCCGCGACACGGTGAACAGCGTTACTTATAGTTGCATAATTAGCAACAAACAAAAATAAACCGCATAATGGCATTATGGGTTTACTGGGTGCATTTTCTCTTACTTCACAAATTAAAGCCGCGCAGCCTACGGTTACAGCTTCGGTTAATGTCTTACCTAGCCAAAACTTTGCGCCGTTATTTATGTCGCCATACACCACGCGACAAGAAGCTATGGAAGTGCCAGCCGTCGCCCGCGCTCGCTCAATTATCTGTGGCACGGCTGCAAGTCTTCCGCTACGCGCTTTTAATAAAATAAACGGGGCGCAAATTGAAGGGCGAACCATTTTAACCCAGCCCGACCCAGCGCTTCCTACGGCTGTAATGATGTCATGGACTTTTGACGACCTAGTATTTTCCGACGTAGCTTACTGGCAGATTTTAGAAGTATCTGCCGAAGATAACCGACCTACCCGCGCCCGACGTATTGACCCTATGCGGATTAGTTACAACACCGAAGGTTATAACAATGTAATAATTACAGGCTTCTTTTTGGACGGTATGCAACTTCCTATGGCGGGCGTAGGTTCGCTTATTGTGTTTTACGGTCTAGGCACGGGCGGTATTTTAACCCGTGCAGGGCGAACCATTAAGACCGCGCTAGACCTAGAAAAAGCCGTAAGCCGTATGGCAGAAGAACCTAACCCCGCTATGTACATTAAAAACAGCGGCGTAGACCTGCCTGCTAATCAAGTTAGCGCCTTGTTATCTAATTGGAAGGCAGCCCGCGCCCAGCGCTCAACCGCTTACTTAAGTGGAAACTTAGAAGTAGAGACTTTTGGCTTCGACGCTAGCCAAATGGAATTAAGCGCTAACCGTATGAACACAGCCACCGAAATAGCGCGACTTATGAACATTCCCGCTTGGTATTTAAACGCCGAAAGCACAAGTAGCACCTACTCAAATACTTTGCAGGAACGTCGCTCACTAATTGATTTAAGTTTGATGCCGTTTTTGATTGCAGTAGAACAGCGCCTAAGCATGGACGATATAACCCCGTCTACGCAAAAAGTCCGTTTTGAAGTAGAAGAGTACTTACGCGGTACAGCCTTGGAACGTATCGAAGTAACGGGGCGAATGTTAGAACTAGGTCTTATTGACATAAACGAAGCCCGACAAATGGAAGGGCTAGCCCCTAGAGGAAGTGAAACTAATGCTAATTAACTTTGACGGAAAGATAGTAGCTGCAGACGTACCGAACCGAACTATAACGGGAATGGTCGTACCTTTCGGGGTAGCAGGCAATACCAGCGCAGGCGCGGTTATTTTTGAAGCTGGCAGTTTTCAGCAATTTAAAGCCGAGGAAATTATTCTTAACCGCGAACATTCACGAATAGCCCCGCTTGGACGTGGCATTAGTGGAAGCGAAACTATAACCCCAGCGGGTATCTCAATGTCTTTTAAAATTGCCCCGACTAGCGCAGGTACAGACGCGCTTATAGAAGCTGCAGAAGGTTTACGCCCCGCTTTTAGTATTGAAGCTAGCGCAGACGAATACACCATAGACCAAGGTGTAATGAAAGTAACCGCTGCTACCTTGCAGCAAGTCGCCCACGTCACGAACCCCGCCTACGCCGCCGCGCTCATAACAGACGTGGCAGCTACCGAAAGCGACGACCCAGAAACCACCGAAGCGGAAAAAGCCGCTGAGGAAGAACCACTAGGAGAACAAGTGGAAGAAACAACCGCACAAACGGCAGAAGAAGTTACCGCAGCCGCGGTTATTTCCGCCGCTGCTCCGTTGGCGTACACAACGCCGCGTAGCCCTATTAACACCCAAGCCCGCTTTCTAGAACATTCTATTAAGGCTTCTATGGGCAACCGCGAAAGCTCAGAATGGGTACAACACGCTAAGGCAGAAGACGCCAAGCATTTAGCCGCTGCCGATAATTCGTTTACGACGAACCCAGCCTTTAAACCAATTCAATATGTTTCAACCGTCGTAGATACCCAAATAGGTACACGCGGCGCTATTGACGCTATTGGAACGCGCTCACTACCTCAGGCAGGTATGACCGTATCTATTCCCAAAATTACTACTTCGGGTTCGGTAGCAGAAACAGCCGAAGGCGCAGCGCCTAGCGAAACAGGCATAGTTTCAAGCTATGTAGACGCAACCGTAAAAGCCTACAAGGGCTTACAGCGTTATTCTGTAGAGTTATTCGACCGAGCAGACCCAAGTTTCTACCAAGCCATGCTTTCAAATATGTTGCGGGTTTACGCTCAGGCAACAGAAGCCGCGGTAATTGCAGAACTAACAGCAGGCGGAACAGCAGGAACAGCAGTAGCGGCAGACGTAGACGGAATTGTGTCTTATGTTAAAACCGAAGCCCCAGCCGCCTACCTTGCAACTGGTGAACTAGCTACCCGTTATATTGCGGGTACTTCTCAATGGTCGCTACTTATTGGAGCGCAAGACACTACCAAGCGCCCAATTTTCTCAGCTTCACAGCCTAGTAATTCCGCTGGTGCAGTTGGAACACAGTCACTACGCGGAAATGTAATGGGTCTAGACCTATTCGTATCTAATAAGGCTGTAAGCACCACTATTGACGAAAGCGCCTTTATTGTCGTACCTTCCGCAGTAGCCATTTACGAAAGCCCAGTACTTCAGCTTTCAACAAATGTACCTACTTCGGGCGAAATCGAAACAATGCTTTACGGCTACTTAGCTGTTAAGACACTTGTAGCAGGCGGCGTACGTCGTTTCAACTTAACCTAATTTTAGGTTATTAGCCGTAGGGGTGGTGCTGCCCTGTGCCACCCCTACACCCCAATATGAAAGGTAAGCCATGGCAATAATTAGCATTAGTGAACTAAAGGCTGTACTTGGTATTGGGTCTATTTATTCCGACGCGGTAGTACAGCAAGTGGCAGACGCCGCTAGCGACATTATTTTAAGTTACCTAGACTTTAATCGGTCTAGCATAGTAGGCGTAGAAATTACCACTAACGTAGCAACCTTTTACACAGCCGAACCTCACGACTTTGTAGTAGGGCAGACAGTAACTACCGTGGGTTGCGGCGCAACCTTTAACGGTAGTCAAGTTATTACAGTACGCAGGGCTTCAAGTTTTGACGCTGCATTAGTAAACGCAAATGTAATACTTACACCGCTTCGCCCATATGGACGCGCTACCCTGACTTCTCAAGCTGCGCTGTTTGATACAAACGCTAGCGTAAGAGAAGCCTGTTTAGCTCTAGCGGTAGATATTTGGGAAACACAGAAGGGCACTATGGGGCAACAAGGCGTAGATTTCGCCCCAGCGCCTTACCGCCTTGGGCGCTCAATGCTACAGCGCGTAATGGGTTTACTAGGTAAAGACGTAGACACTAACGCCATGGTGGGTTAATGGCTAACTTAGTATCTTTACGCGACACACTAGCTAGTACTTTAAGCGCCGCTGGTCGGGTAGTTTATGCGTTTCCGCGGGAACAGATAACCCCGCCTGCCATAGTGCTAGTACCTGCTAGCCCATACATTACGCCCGTGTCTATTGGCGGGCTAAGTAATCGGCTAAACGTACGATTTGCTTTAACGGTGGTAGTAGGCGCAGCCGATAACCAAGCCGCTTTAGCGAACATTGAAACTTTAATGCTAGACGTTTTTAACGCCCTTCCAACAGGTACGGGAATTATTAACGGCTTTTCACAGCCCCAGATAGAAGAAGTAACGGGCAACCAAATGCTTACCAGTTCATTAACTATTGAATTGGTAACAACTAACTAACAAACAAAAGGAAGGGTTAGCCCAAAATGGCAACTTACATTACAGGCAGGGACTTAACCCTGACTATTGACGGCGACAGCTACGACGCGCAGGCTTCGACAGTAACGCTTACTACAGAACTAAACCAAGCCGTACTAGAAGTATTTAGTGGACGCGCTTACAAAACTATCGACCAGACGGCTACGCTATCGGTTGAAATGTTTGCAGACTGGGGCGCGGCGGGTTCACTTTGCGAAGCACTTTGGGACGCCGCTTTAGCTGCACCAGATACCGCTATTGTTGCAAGTTTTGAAGCTAATGGCAGTATTTTTACTATGAACGTTTTTCCTAATTACCCAGTAGCAGGCGGCGGCGCTGTAGACGTACTTACTACTACCGTAGAACTTGTTGTAGAAGACGGTACAGTAACCCGCACTTAACTAGAGAGAACAGGGCACTACAAATGAAAATACAACTAAAAATAACAACTTTAGACGCTCAAGTAACTACTCTTATTGCTATCGTGCCCGACTTCGTGGCTTGGGAACGATATAGCAAAAGAAAAATTAGCGACTTATCTGGCGGTATTGGTATGGAAGATTTAGCCTTCCTAGCTCATAGCGTTTTAAAGCGTAAAGGGGAAAACGTTAAGCCTTTTGATAGCTGGCTAAATTCTATTGAGTTAATCGAGGTAGAAGAACAAGACCCAAAAGCCACGAAGTAGGCAGTATTCAGCGGCTACTACTAGAAATAGCGGTAGCAACTGGTACTAGCCCTACTATTTGGGAAGAAAGAACTGCTGAAGATTTATTGACGGTTATAGAGATATTAGAAAGGCGAGAACGTGGCAGGTGAAAAGGAAACAATTACTTTTAAAGCTAACCCCAAAGATTTGGGACACGTTTACGCCGCTTTTAAAAACTTAACCGAGGAAGCAAACACGGAACTAAAAAGCCAAGTTACGGCTATTAGCGCTTGGACGGCAGCCAAAATACAAATTGCAGCAAGTCAAGCGCCATATATGCCTAAACAAGCTTCAAGGGTAGCCGAAAGCGTTAGAGCAAATAAAGACCGAATACCTAACATAACCGTAGGCGGTAGCAAAAAGAACTTTAGCGGCGGCGCAGCCGTAGGCGAAGTTTTATTCGGTTCGGAATTTGGCGCTGAACCTTACTTAGCAAGGCGTAAAAATGGTTCTAATCTTGGGGCTAATTCATTCGGAAGTAATAAAGGGCGACGCTTTCCGCCTATGTCGCCACCCCTAAACGGGGGTAACGAAGGTTATTGGATTTTTCCAACATTACGAAGAGAACAGACATACATAACAAGCACTTGGATTGAAGCCGTCGAAAACGTTTTAAATAATTGGAGCAAAAACTAATGGCAAATATTAGAACTTTAAAGCTCAATCTTTTAGCAGATGTTAGCGAATTTAACGCGGGCTTAGAAGCTGCCCAAGGCAACTTTAAAAAGTTTGGCGACAAACTAGACAACATTTCGGGTAAGGCTTCCTTGGCTTTTGGCGCTATTGCTATAGGCGCTAAGGGTACTATTGACGCAGCCAGCGACCTTAACGAAAGTATGTCTAAAACAAGCGTAGTTTTTGAAGACGCTACCGACAGTATTGTAAAATTTTCCGAAACTTCAGCTACGTCTATAGGTTTGTCTCAAAAGGCAGCTCTTGAAGCCGCTTCGGATTTCGCTATTTTTGGTAAGGCAGCGGGTCTTACTGGCAAAGACTTATCTGCATTTAGTACCGACACTTTAACCCTAGCGGCAGATTTAGCTTCGTTTAATAACGTTAGTTTAGATGAAGCCATTAACGCCATTGGCGCAGGTCTACGCGGTGAAAGTGAACCGCTAAGAAGGTTTGGCGTGTTGCTATCAGCAGACGCGGTAGAAGCTGAAGCCCTGCGTATGGGTCTAGAAAAAGGCACTAAAGGATTTACAGACCAGCAAAAAGTACTAGCCCGACAGTCGCTAATCATGGAGCAGACCACAATCCAACAAGGGGACTTTGCAAGAACTTCCGAAGGAGCAGCTAATCAGCAGCGTATTTTAACTGCTCAAATGGAAGACGCCAAGACAAAAATTGGGCAAGGTTTACTACCTATTTACCAACAACTTATAGCCTTAATTGTGCCCTTTGCGGGATATCTTTCAGAAAATGCTGACATGATTAGTAAAGTAGCGCTAGTAGTTTTAGGTTTAACTGGCGGCATTATAGCCCTGAATTACGCAATAAAAGCGGTAACAGTAGTAACGACAGCATTTAGCGCCGTTTTAAAAATAGTTACAGCCGCCCAAGTTTTATTTAATTTAGTGCTAAGTCTTAACCCTATCGGGTTAGTAATTATTGGTATTGCTTTATTAGCTGCAGGCTTCGTATTGGCTTACCAAAAAATAGAACCTTTTCGCGACTTAATACAAAGCATTATTGACAAAATTAGGGAAATGGGCGAAGCGATTAGAACCAGCGCTTTAGGTAAGGCAATAGGAAGCATAGTAGACAAGGTAACAGGCGGTAAAGCTGTAGGCGGTATGGTTTCAGCGGGTCAAGCCGTAAGGGTTGGAGAACTAGGAAGCGAGGTATTTGTACCTACAAGCGGGGGGCAAATAATTCCTAACAACAAATTAAGCGGCGGCGGTAATACCTTTATTTTTAATGGCGTGATAGACGGCGAAAGCGCCCGCAGAAGTATTGAAGAGTTACTACAAAACAGCGCCCGACGTACTGGGGCGGTAAACTTTGTAGGCGCTACATTATGACTAGTTACACGCCTTACCCAAAAGTTATCTTTGCGGGCGCGGTTGAGTATGCAGACAACACAATAAGCGGAATTAGCCTACAACTTGGGCGCAGAAATATTTACGAACAAGCTCAAGTAGGCATAGCCAGTATTAGTTTATGGACGGACGCAGACACGGCTTTAAACGTCAATCTTTCCGACAGCGTAAGCGTACAAATACAAAATACAAACGCAACTTATAACACGTTATTTACTGGGACTATTTCAGACATTGAAGTAACGTTAGCAGGCTACGGGGACATAGGTTCAATAGCGCGTTACAAAATAACGGGCGTAGGCGTACTAGGGCAACTTAACCGAAGGCTTACAGGCGCGGTTAATTACGCTAAAGAATTTGACGGTACACGAATTTATAACATTTTATCGGACGCATTTCTACAAGACTGGGACGAAGTACCGCCTACTTTAACTTGGTCTGCAGTAAGTAATATTGTGACTTGGGAAAGTTGGGACGCAACAAACGCGCTTTTACTTGATAACTTAGCCGCACAAATAGATGTGCCAGGCGATTACGAACTAGAAGCCTATAATGACGGATTTATAAACGCTTGGACACTAGCCCAAAATGCGGCTAATTCGGGGCGCGGCTTTTTGTATGAAGCTGACGACGGCACACTATTTTACGATAGTTACAGTAGCAGGGCTACCCAAGTACCTTTAACGCTTACCAGCGACGACTTATTAAGCGCAGGTTTAAGACAGGCTGCCCAATGGTCGGAAGTAGTAAACGACGTAACCGTAACTTATAAAGCAAATGCCGAAGCCTACGCCGCCGACTTTGTTAGCCAACAGTCTTACGGGCAGCTCTCAGGTACACGGGCGACACAGCTAGAACATTCTTACGACGCGCAAAGTCAGGCAGACGCCTTTTTAAAAAGTCGCGCTTACCCGCGTACCTACCCAGAGCGCCTAAGCGTAGCCCTACACAGCCCGACAGTAAGCGACGCTACACGCGACGCACTAATTTCTATGCACGTTGGCTCAAGTGTATTTACGCAAGATTTACCCGCTGTATTTGGTACTACTTTTGACGGGTTTGTAGAAGGTATGACTTGGAATATAGACAGGTATACGGCAACGGTTAGCCTTACTTGCTCGGCAATTTCTGAGACATACCCCCACCAGATTTGGCTGCAAATAGCGCCTACCGTAACTTGGAACGGTTATACTCCAAGTACGACAGAATGGCAGGATTTATAATGGCTGGCACTACAAATTTCTATGGTATTTCTTATCCCACCTCAACAGATTATGTAAAAGACGGCGCAGTAGCAATTCAAACCGTAGCGACGGGCTTCGATAGCGCGGTAGCAATTCCGACTTATAACGCGCAAACGGGTACAAGTTACACTTTTGTTTTATCCGATACTGGCAAGGTAGTTACAGCTA